CTCGCCCACCGTGCCGTCACAGTGATGCGTGCCAATCGTGCGCAGGTTGTGCAGTAGCAAGTCCATCTCGTTCTCCATCAATGCTGCCTAACTGTCGCTTCAAGCGGACGGCCTACGGCCGCGTCTGAACTAGGCGCTGAAGAGGCGGTTGACCTTGCGGTTGACCTTGCGATTGCCTTCGACGCCGCCCGCGCCGCCGGTCTGGCCTGCCAGCGCATCTACGCCGTAGCGGAGGCTGGGCGGTGATGTGGAGCAACTGCTACCTGTGGGCGCTGGGACGCCGCCGAGCTGCAGCGCAAGGTGAACGCGGGCGCGGGTGTAGTCGTCGAGCGTGCGCTGCGCGAGGTCTTGCGCGGTGACGCGGCGCTTGCAGGCCGCGCGGTGCTTTGCTCAGCAGCTGATCGAAGCGGCCCGTCATGCTGCCTTCCCCCCGTGCTGCTCCACGAACGTCTCGGTCGCATCCTTGGCGGCGCCCTTTCCGTTCTTCGCCTTGTCGCGCTCGAAGGCCTTGACCGTGCCGTCGATCGGCGCCTGCTTCACCGCCGGCGGCGTGAGCATGATGCTCGTCTCGCAGCCGATCAGCGTGGCTAGCTTGCCGATCACGTCTTCCTTCAGGTTGGAGGCCTGCACGCGGAACAGCAGGTCGACGGTGCCGCCCTCCTTGCAGTCGGCGCGCACCTTGTTGACCGAGCACTCGCCGACGACGATGTTCGAGCCACCGCCCAGGCCGCGGTCGATGGTCAGCGTGTAGCCGACGTACTCGCTCTTGAGCTTCAGCGGCTGCTCGATCGTCGTGCAGCGCAACAGCGGCATGTCGGTGACGGGCTCGACGCCCTCGAGCTGGCCCTGGGCCGCTTCGCCCTTGGCCTTCTGGTAGAGCATCCCGCGCAGCGCGCCGTCGAACTCCGACAGGATGTGGTTGCTGGTGGTCAGCTTGACGCTGATGTCGGCCGCGGGCACGTGCTCGTCGCCGTGCAGCTCGCTGCGCACGTTGACGTTCAAGATCGTGACCTTGGCCATCGACTCAATGGCGAACTGGCTGGGCATGGTGCTGGGCTCCTGGTGGTGGTGAAGAAGGCGGGCGGCCGGCGAACCGGCGCGGCGTGGGAATCAGGGAGGGTTAGGGAGGAGAAGGCCCACCACGCGGCGCCCGGGAAACTGGTCAGGTCGGCAGCTCAAGCTGCTCGGAGGCGATGGTCTCGACCTTGATGCCGCTCTCGAATGCAGCGACCAAGTCGTCTTGCGACGCCACCTTGACCTCGAACGAGTCGGCGGCGACGTGGCGCAGGGCGTGCGACGGGTGCGAAGCCCGGACCAGGCGGTGCAGGCTCTTGCCTGTTTCCGCGTCGATGTCGGCCGTCGCGTTGCGCACGATGTAGATGCGGGTCGGCGCGGCCATCAAGCCTCCCACGCCGCGGTGTACGCGCGGTTGAGGTCTTCGAGCTCGGTCGGCGTCAGCACGTCGCGCGCTTCGTCGAGCACCAGCTGCGCGGTCTCGACGCCGGTGGCGTTCTCGATGTCGGCCTTGTACTGCTCGACCGTCTTGGCTGGCGGCTGGGCCGGCGCCGGCGCGGCGGTGGGCTCGGGCTTCTTGCCGCGCGCACGGATCGCGTCCTTCGCCTTGTCGGCCGCGCTGGGCGCGCCCGTGGCCGCCTGCTGCTCGCCATCGATCGGGTCGAACCAGTCGGCTGCCACGCTCATGCCGTCGCGCAGCGAGGCGTAGACCTTCTTCAGGCCGACCACCTGGGCCGGCTGGATCGCGTCGAGCCGGCGCTGGATGCGCTTCTCGATCTGCTCGCGCGAGACGCCGAACTCGGAGAAGGCCTTGACCATCTTCTGCATGGCCTCGGGGCTGGTGTCGGCCGTGGTGTGCATCGTGGTCTCGCACTGACCCACGGCGGCCTCGGTCACGTCGCCCGGGATGACGGCCAGGATGCAGGCGCGCAGGCGGCGCGCCCCCTGGTTGGCCACCATTTCGTAGATGTCGCGCGGGTCCTCGAGGCGCTTGCTGCCGCTGCGCGTGTAGCGCAGGTGCGGCACCTGGAACGTCACCTCGCGGCGGGTGTTGGTCTCCACGTCCCAAGCGAAGGCCTGCACCGTGCTTTCGCCATTGCGCTGGTCGAGCTCGCGGATGCCGAACTGCATGTTGCCCCAGGCCTGCGCCATGGCCTCGGCCAGGCGGATCGAGGGGCCCGACACGTCGCTGCCGCCGCGGTTGTAGGTGTAGACCGCCGCGTTCGCCAGCGTGGGCCGGCTGCAGGCGTTCAGGATCCGGTCCATCGCCGCGATCGGGTCGCGGGGGTTCATGCGCGCGATCATCATCGCGGCCTGCACCTCGGCGATCGCGCGCTGCTGGTCGGTCTGCGCCACCGCGTTGCCGCCCGGACGGGCCGCCACCGGCGCGTCGCCGAAGGGGTTGGCCGGGCGCTGTGCGATTTCGTTCATGCTTTGCTCCTACGGTTGTCGTTGAGGTTGTCGATGCCTAGGGCGAGGTCTTCATTTGACGAGGAACCTCCGGCTGGGCTGGCCTTCCTTCAGGAACTGCGCGTGCAGATCGGGGTGTGCCAGCTTGAAAGCCTCGGCATCGAATCGACGCGGTGCCGCAGACGCGCGCCAGGTGGCGAGGGTGTGGCCCGACGAGTCGATCAGGGTGTCGCTCTCGCCCATGGCCTTCATCACGACGGCCTTCCACTGCTCCTCGGCCAGCTCGAGGTGCTTGGCCTGGGTCTTCAGCTCGCGCAGCTGCTGCAGCGCCTGCAGCACGTCGTCGCCGGCCAGCACGCTGTTGGTCTTGGACGAGCGGCCGAAGCGCGCCTGCACGTCGGCATAGCTCACCGGCTCAGGCGGCTCGCCCGCCTTCACGCGCTCCCAGAACTCGGTGCAGGCGTCGCAGATCATGTCTTGCAGCTCGCGATCCTCGGGCACCTCGTAGAGCCGGAAGTCGCTGCCTCCGATCAGCACCGCCACGTCGGCCACCACGAAGCCCGTCACGGCCATGTAGTGCTGCACCTGCAGCAGGTAGGGCTGCGGGATCTGGTCGCTGCCGGGTTCGCCCCAGCCGTCGGCGGTGCGCGCCGTCTTCGCCTCGAACACGCGGCGCGTGCCGGCCTCGGGGATCACGAAGCCGTCGAGGTTGGCGATCATGTGCTCGTAGAGCGGGTGCCGCACCAGCTCGTCGAGCACGCGCACCTCGCGGCCGGTCTCGTCGGCATAGGCCTGGCGCACGACGGGCTCGAGGTAGCGGCCCCAGCGCATGGCGTCGTTGTCGGCCTGCGGCGCGATCTCGCCGCGCTTCTCCTGGTAGACCTGCAGCGGGGTCTTGTATTTGCTGAGCCCCAAAATCGCAGCCACGTCGGAACCGCCCACGCCAGTTCGCCGTTGCTGCAGCCAATCCGTAGCCTCGCCGGCGGGGATCAGCGGTTTGACTCTCGCGCTGCTCATGACGCCCACCAGTGCACCAGCGCCAGCGCCAGCAGAACGCCGATGGAGATCGCAAGCGCGATGCTTGCGGCCGTGTCGCCGCGCGGCGGCCGCGACGAGCTGTAGCCAGTCGTCCACTGGCATTCCGCCAGAGTGCGCGGTGTGCTGATGTGCGACTGCTTCACCGCGTGCGCTCCGCCATCGCACGCGACAGGCCGTGCACGGCCATCTCGATTCGAGCCAAATCGAACGAACTGATCCGCGAGCGCGCGTCAGGATCTGAACAAACGGTGTCCTCGAACAGATCGAACAGCGCGTCGGCCAGGTCGCTCACGACCACGGCGCCGTCATACGAGCCGATCAGCTCTGCGCACTTTGCTGCCGCCTGGGCGACCGCCTCATGCGCCTCTCGGTAGCTCGTGGCCTGCTCCTGCGTGACGTAGCACATCGTCTGCTCCAGCCCCCTCCCGGCGCGGGAGTTGTCTTGGGGTGTGGAGTGACTTTAGCGAAGGCTGAATAGGCTGTCAACAGTAAAAACTAAACTTTTTCGGTCGAGCATGCTACGGACTCCATTGAGCAAAGGTTAGCCACACCTAACGCAGCGAACACTTGCGCGGTCGGCGAGTAAACGCTAAAGTCCGAGACCATGGACATCAAGACATGGCTCGACGCCGATCGTGGGCGAACGGTCGCGCTGGCTCAGCACTTCGGCGTCACGCAGTCCGCCATCTCTCAGTGGCGCGACAACGGCGTGCCGACTGCGCGGATGAAGGCGGTGCGCGACTTCACCGGCGGCGTGGTGACGCTGGAGGACATGCTCCCTGACGAGAAACGGAACGTGCTGCGCGGGCCGCACGACGATGAGCGGCCAGCGATCGACGTGGCCGCACCGGCTAAGTCCGCCGCATGACCACTTCCTCCTGCAGCGCCCTGGCGCCGGCCTACCCGGCGGGGCGTCTCCCTCATGGCCCCGCGCTGCTTTGCGCCCCGGCCGCATCGTGCGGTCGGGGCGATTTTCTTTTCCGATGAGCCCACACCCACAACGCACAGAGCTGCGCGTCGAGCTGCCGGCAGACGAGGTGGCCGTGCTCGACGGCCACTGCCAGGCCACGGGCCTTGACCGCACGGCCGTCGTGCGCAGGCTGCTGCGCGAGTGGAGTGAGACCAAGCTGCACGAGGCTATCGTGATCTGCCGCGTCGCCGGCTGCAATCCGCTCGCGCCGGAACATGGCCGGAATGGGCAGCAGCGATGAAGGGCTACGTCCAGTTCGCGCGCGTGTGCAGCGCGCTCCCAGGCACCGCGGACGATGTTGCCGAGCGCATCGGCATCAGCGCCAAGTCGGCGCGCATATACCTGCGCAACATGCTCAATGCTGGAATCGTCGAAATGAGAGGATGCGAGAGCTCGCCACCACGCGCGATGCGCTGTGTGTACGAGATGCCTGCGGCGTTCAACCGAGGTCAGGCGGCAGGTACCAGGCCGCGCTCGACCTACATCGCGTTCTTGCATGTGCTGCGCATGCTCAGCGACGGAGCAACCAGCGCCGAGATTGCAATCGAAACCGGGATGGATCGGCGGCAGCTGCAGACGATCATCGCCGAAATGAGGCGGCTGCGCCTAGCGCGGATCGCGAGCTGGGAGCCAGGCGCGAATGGTCGTATGGCTCCGTCATACAGACTCGGCGCGGCCAAGGACGCGAAGAAGCCTCCGCCTCAGATAAAGGCCGATACAAACCGAAGGTACTGGGCTGCGCGCGCGGCGAAGAGCAGGCAAATGCAGATCTGCTCTGCATTGGCATCGGCGAACGACGATCACATGCGGCGCATGGCTCGACAGGTCATAAGGAAGGAAGCATGACACTACCTGATCCGCTCGTGCCTCCGGATGTCGACCTGCGCGACTTCGGGTTCATGCCCCTCGACGTGCTGAGGCTGCGCGACTCCGACCTGATGGCCCTGGCCACGGGCGACGAGTTCAAGGCCGCGGTGTCGCTGTGGTGCGTCGCCTGGCACCAGGTGCCCGCCGGCTCGCTGCCCGACGATGACCGCCTCCTGGCCCGCTTCAGCGGCGCCGGCCCAGCCTGGCGCAAGCTGCGGGAGGGCGCGCTGCGCGGCTTCGTTAAGTGCTCGGACGGCCGCCTGTACCACTCGACGATCGCCGAGAAGGCGCGCGAGGCCTGGGCGTCCAAGCAGGCGCAGCGGGCTCGAACCGCGGCCGCCACGGCAGCACGTGAGCAGCGCCGTCGCGAGCTCGAAGCTCAGCGCTTGGGGCAACGTGACGTTGTACGTGACGTTCAACGTGACGAGCCACGTCACGACCAACGTGACGTTGCACGTGACGTTCACCAAGGGACAGGGACAGTAAAGGGACAGGGACAGGGACAGGGATATACCCCCACAAGCCCCCCCCTTGACGCGAACCCGACCGACGCTGCGCGTGTCGGCGAACCGCCACCCGCCGCCAAGCCGACCCCAGCCGGCGCCATCTGCCGGGCGATGAAGGCAGCCGGGACCGTGGACGTGAACCCCGGGCATCCAGACCTGCTGGCCCTCATCGAGGCCGGCGCCACCGAGGCCGAGTTCGTCGGTGCAGCGCAGACCGCTGCGGGCAAGGGCAAGGGCTTCGCCTACGCGATCGGCGCGCTCAAGCGCCAGCGGATCGAAGCAGCCCAGGCAGCCCAGGCCATGCACCGCGGGCCGATGGCCACCGACGCACCACCACCCGGACGACGCACCGCCGTCGACCGCCAGATCGCCACCATGAACGCCCTCACGGGCAAGGACCGAAGCCATGGACCAGCCCCTGCAGCCGACCCCGCCAACGTCGTCGATGTCGATGCCCGTGTTGTCCCCTGACGGCACGCCGGTACCGACCCGATGGGTCGAAGACCTGTTCGCACGCCTCGCGGCCATCCTCGGCGGCTCGATGTCGAACGTCTACGCCAGCGCGGACCCCGACCGCGTGAAGGCGGAATGGGCCGAGGCCCTGGCGGGCTTCAGCGCCGAGGAGGTCAAGCGCGGGCTGGCAGCCACGCGCACGCGCAAGTTCGCGCCGAACCTGCCCGAGTTCCTGCACCTGTGCCGGCCTGCACTCGACCCCGAGGTCGCGTGGATCGAGGCCGAGCAGGGCATGGCCAGCCACGCCAAGGGCGAGCGCTTCGCGTGGACGCATCCCGCGGTGTACTGGGCCGGGCGGCAGTTCGGCTTCGAGCTGCGCAGCAGCAGCTTCGAGCAATGCCGCAAGCGCTGGGCCGCTGCACTCACCGCCGAGTTCGCGAAGGGTGCATGGGCGACGCCCGCCGACCCGACGCAGCGCCGTATCGCCGCGCCCGAGCAGCAGACGTGCAACCCCGAGCTGGCAGCGCAGGCTCGCGAGAAGCTGCGCGAGCTGCGCCGAAAGATGACCGGCTACTCGACGCCGCAGGAGCAGGAAGCCGCGCTGCAGCGTGCCGAGGACCAGGCATTGCAGCAGGAGGTGGAGCCGTGATGCCCGCCGTTGAGACCGCGCGCGCCCGCGCGTTTTCGGCCCCGGCGCAGGCCTGCATGGGCGGCTGGTGCGCGAAGCGCGATCACTGCGCGCACTTCCACGCCGATGAGCGGCGCCAGCCGGCCGAGCGCTTGTGCGTGCCCGGTGCCGATGGCGTCGGCATCGAACGCAAAGCTAACCGGGGACCAACGGCCATGAGCCAACCTGCAAGAAACGCTGATGAGTTGCCGGCCGTTGGTACTCCGGTTGAGCGCCCTGTTGGGCGGCCGGTTCCGGAGCGCGAGAAAGACCACACGCTGCATTTAGGTATTACGCGAATCGCTTGCATGCTGCTGCTTTCGGTAGTACAGTAATACCACTGCAGCACGGCGCTGCAGCAACCCAGGAGAGCAACATGAGCAAGAGCAAGACCTACACCCAATTTGCGCAAGAGCATGACGGCAAATTTTTCTGGCACTGCGATGCCGGCGAAGACGAGCAAAACCGCCCCCTGCTGGATGTGCTGGTGTATGACACCGAGGAAGACCTGGACGCGGACGACGACAACAGCCTGGCTGTGGCCCGAGCCACCGTGATCGACGATCGCGCCGAATGAGCGACCAGGCCAAACCAAAGAAAACCGGGCGGCCTGCGAAGGCCCCCGGCGAAAAGCTGATCCCGGTGCCCGTGAGGCTGACGCCGGCCCAGCGCGAGAAGCTGCAGCGCATTGGCCCGCAGCGGTTGCGCGACTGGCTGGACCGGGTGAAGGACTGACGCCCAACACCCCGTCGTGATTCATCGCCCCGTCGGGGCCTGGGAGGAGAGCCATGCATCCGCGCAATGAGCGGGAGGCGTACCGCGCCATCGTCGAGTCGTGCCCGCCGTGCTCGGGCCACTGCCTGCAGGGCCGGCGCTGCCCGGCCAACGTGCCACGCGATCCGAGCGCGATGCGCTGGGTGCTGCTGGTGCTGGCCGTGTTCTGGGTCTTGGTCGCCTGGGGCGTCGTGAGGTGCGCGTCGTGATCGTCCTTGGCATCGACATCGGCGTCACCGGCGCCCTGGCGGCAGTGGACTCGCGCGGCACCTGCAGCCTGGTCGACCTGCCCACGCGAGAGATCCCGGGCAAGCGCATGGTGCGCCGTCGCATCGACGCACGTGGCCTCATGGATCTGGTGCGGAAGTTCGTGCCGCCTGGCGAGGTGGCGCTGGCGCTCATCGAGGACGTGCACACGCTGCCGGGCCGGGCCAACTCGCCGCAGTCGCAGGGCTCGCTCATGCACTCGCGCGGCGTGGTCGAGACCGTGCTCGAGCTGGCTCGGCTTGACGTGCGCCCGGTGCAGCCGTCCACCTGGAAGCGCTGGTACGGCTTGATCGGAACCGAGAAAGCCGACGGCATCGAGAAGGCCCGGGCGCTGTACCCGCTGGCCGAGTCGCACCTGGAGCGGAAGAAGGACCACAACCGCGCCGACGCTCTGCTGCTGGCGCACTTCGGGCAGAGGACCATGACCTGATGACGGCACCGCGTATCGACTGGCCCAGGCTGCTGGGCGACATCGCCTACATGCTGGGCGAGCCCGACCCTGGCAATCCCGACGTGCGCGTCCCGTGCTCGCAGGAGCGCCTGGCGTCCGCGCTCGGCGTTGCGCGCGGCACGCTGCGCGGCTGGATGGACGGCAGCGAGCCCAAGCACGGCGACGGCGAGCGCCTGCTCGACCGCTGGGTTCGTCTCACCGGGAAGGCCCGGATCTTCGCGCCTGTCGATCGCCGCCCGCTGTCGGCACACGCGAGGTAGGTCCCGGGCTGGAAACCGCCCGCAGGCCTCGCTGACCATTCCCCCGCACCGGACACCGCCGGTTCATCCCCACCACCCACCCGCAAAGGAGCGAAAGCCATGGGTCGATCCGCCTCGCAGCCCGTCCAGACGCCGGGAGCACCCGCACCGGACACCGCCGGTTCCGCCGACGACAGCACCACCGCGACGCAGGAGCAGGACGCATCGGTGGTCGGGCAGGCCGAGCGCATCGCGAAGCTGGAAGCGGAGAACGCCAAGCTGCGCGCTGTGGTCAGCGCCGACGCGAAGCTGCCGCAGGTGGTCTACGAGCCGCAGACGCCGCACGGCAAGGAGAAGCTGGCCGCCAGCGCCACCGCCGGCATGACGGTGGCCCAGGTGCAGCAGGCCATCGACGACAAGCGCCTGCCCGAGCCGGTCACGAGCTACCTCTGCGCCGACGGCTACTACGCGCGCCGGGGCTGAGCATGCTGCTGCGCCAGGCCCTCAGCGAAGAACGCGCTGCGCACGGCGACGAGCTGCAGCCGCTGCCCAACGTCCCGACCCGCGAGCAGATCCAGACCCTCGAGGGGATGCTGCTGCAGGTCGAGGCGCAGGGTGGTGGCGTGGCCATCGACACGTGGCACCACTTCGCCGACGGCCTGGTGGCCCGGACGATCCTGATCCCGGCCGGCACGATGCTGACCGGGGCTTCGCACAAGACCGAGCACCTGAACATCGCTCACGGCGACATCACCGTGTGGACCGAGGCCGGCATGCGCCGGCTAACCGGCTACCACGTGCTGCCGTCGCTGCCGGGCGCCAAGCGCGTGGGCTACGCGCACGCCGACACCTGGTGGACGACGGTCCACCTCAACCCGACCAACGAGCGCGATGTCGAGGCGCTGGCCGACGCGCTGGTCGAAGACACCCACACCCTGCAGTCGCGGCGACTCGCGCTGAAGGGCAAGCCCTTGGAGAGCCTGTCATGAGCTGGGTTGCAACTGCCGTCGTCGGCGCTGTCGTCGCCACGTCCGTCTACAGCGCCGACAAGCAGCGCAAGGCCGTGAACGCCCAGGGCGACGCGATGCGTGCGCAGCAGGACGAGGACGCGCGCAAGGCGGCCGAGGCCGAGACCTCGGCGCAGGTGGCCGCGAACGCCAAGCTGGCCGAGTCGAAGCGCCGCCGGCGCAGCAGCGCACTCGCGCTTGGCGATCCGACCGGCGGGGCCGAGACGCTGGGCGGCGCCGGCGGCACTGCGCTGGCCACCGGTGGCCCGACCGCGGCGGCGCGGGTGGCCTCGTACTACCCCGGCACCTCGGCGGCCTACGCCGCGGGCACCGCACTGGGCGCCGGCTCGGCGAGCTCGCGCAGCACCGGCCGCGTGGGTATCCCGAAGACCCCTGACCGAGCCATGGCCGTCTGATGACCGCGCAAGTCGACGCCCTCTGCAAGCGCCTCACGCGCCTGAAGCAGCTGCGCCAGCCGCACGAGTCGGTGTGGCGCGACTGCTTCGATCACTCGTTCCCGATCCGTGGTTCGGGGCTGGACGGTGGGGCTCCGCTCGACGCGCAGCAGGCCATGGACCGCAAGTCCCGGCTGCTGCATTCGGCCGCTACCGATGCCGGCCGCACGCTGGCCGCGGCGATCGTCTCGGGGGCCACGCCGTCGAGCTCGATCTGGGCGCTGCTCGACGTGACGGGCGCCGACGGCGAGGGCCGTCGCTGGCTCGACGAAAAGGGAAAGCAACTCCACGAGGAGATCCACGCCTCGACTTTCGATGCCGCCGCGTTCGAGTGTTCGCTCGACCTGGTGGGCGCCGGCTGGTTCGCGCTCTACATCGACGTGGACCGCGATGCCGGCGGCTTCACCTTCACGCAGTGGCCGCTGTCCAGCTGCTTCTGCTCGACCACCAAGGCCGGCGGCTTGGTCGACACCGTGTTCCGCGAGTACACCCTGACCGCCGAGCAGGCCGTCAAGGAGTTCGGCGTCGAGAAGGTCTCGGCCGACACGGCGAAGAAGGCCGAGGTCGACCCCGACGCGCCGGTGACGATCTGCCACGCGATCTACCCGCGCAGCACCTACGCCGTGGGCGCGCGCCTGGCCAAGAACCTGCCGATCGCCTCCTGCCATTTCGAGGTCGACTCGAAGCAGCTGCTGCGCGAGAGCGGCTACCACGAGATGCCTGTGATCGTGCCGCGCTGGGCCGTGATTCCCGACAGCGTGTACGCGATCGGCCCCATGTTCGACGCGCTGCCCGACGCCCGCGAGCTCAACGAGTTCCTGCGCATGGACCGCATGAACGCCGAGCTGGCCATCGCGGGGATGTGGATCGCCGAGGACGACGGCGTGCTCAACCCGCGCACCGTCAAGGTCGGGCCGCGCAAGGTTATCGTCGCCAACTCGGTCGACTCCATGAAGCAGCTCAGCGCGGGCGGCAACTGGCAGCTGGCCGACGCGCGCGTGGCGCAGTACCACGCGGCCATCCGCAAGATCCTGATGGCCGACCAGCTGCAGCCGCAGGACGGGCCGGCCATGACCGCGACCGAGGTGCACGTGCGCGTGGGCCTGATCCGCCAGCTGCTGGGCCCGATCTATGGCCGGCTGCAGGCCGAGTACCTGGCGCCGCTGGTCGAGCGCTGCTTCGGGCTGATGTACCGCGCCGGCGTGTTCGGCATGGCGCCCGAGTCCCTGGGCGGTCAGAACCTCAAGGTCAAGTACAACAACCCGCTGGCCCGCGCCCAGAAGCAGGAGGACGTGGCCGCCGTCGAGCGCATGACGGGCAACCTCACCGCGCTGGCGAACCTCGGCCAGGCCGTGCCCGCCGCGGCCGCCGCGCTCGACAAGGTGGATTTCGACGCCACCGTCGACGTGATCGTCGAGGGACTGGGCGTGCCGCTCAAGGTCATCCGCGACGAGGACCAGCTGGCCGCGTTCCGCGAGCAGCGCGCGCAGCAGCAGGCGCAGGCGCAGCAGGCAGCGCAGGCCCAGCAGATGCAGACCATGGCTGCCGAGACTGCGATGCAGCGCTCGGTCAAGGCCGCCTGATTCCCTGATGGAGAACTGAAATGGCCGACGAGAACAGCGTTTCCCCTGGGCTTGCCACGCTGGGGGCTGGCGGCTGGACTGTCACCGAGCCGAGCGCGGGCGGGCGGTTTGGCTCTGTCGGCGTGCTGACGCCGCAGCAGACTCTGGCTACTCAAGCCCTGGTGTCAGGGGCTAGGAATCCCGTCAATTTCCTGAGCAACGGCCAGTCGCTGTCCACCGCATTTGTGGATGGCCCGTCACCCTGGGTGCGCCTGGCCGGCCCAAACCAGTTCAGCGCCGCCCCCTGGGCCTATTCGACCGAGCTGACCACGCCGAACGCCGCCGCGGCATACGTCAGCGCCGCCAACACCACGGCCGGCCCGTCGATGTTCCGGCGCGAGGGCGCCGCGATCCTGGTGGACGGCAAAGTCCTGGTGGACGGCAACAGCCTGACCTACGGCAACATCCGCACCTTCGCCAGCGGCTTGGCTGCCGGCGCGCTGGCGAACACGACCGTTGCCCTGCTGGTCTACGCGCACCGCTTGGCGGCCACCAGCGGGATCACGCTGCGCATCGGCTCCGCGGCCGCCAACTACGTCAGCTACACCTGGTCTGTGCCTCGCACGAATCTGCGCGAGGGCTGGAACCTGCTGCTGTGCCACACCGGCGAGCCAGTTGGCGCCGGTGCGGCGCCGAATGGCTCGGTCGATTTCGAGTCAAGCGGGTCGAGCACGACGTGCTGGACGGTGGTGGGCAGCGGGTTCGACTTCGCGGCCGGTGCCCCGAATTACATCGCCATCGACATGAGCGTCGTCAGCAACAACTGCCGGATGTGGGTCGAGGGAATTTTCTACGGCGGCCGGGACAAGCCGCGCGTGACCATCGGCTTCGACATCCAGGGATCGGGCCTGTCGGTGGCGCAGCAGATCATGGCCAAGTACGGCTTGGGCGGCATCGGCTATGCGGCGATCCCCAGCGCCAACGGTAATCCATCGTCGCCTCAGTACCTGCTGACGGCGGCCGATGTCGCGCGGTTGCAGGGCCTGTACGGCACGAACACCTGGGACATCGCGCAGCACAGTGCCAGCCACAACAGCATGGGTGCGCTGACCGATGACGGCGTGCTGCTGTGCGAGATGGACAGCAACCGCCAGCAGATTGCGCTGATGGGAGCGGGATCGGCGGCCAGCTTGTTCCCGACGCCGAACTCGTCGTTCAGCAACCGCGTCATCGCGCAGGCCGCCAAGCTGGGGGTCCAGTGGATGCGGCATGGCGCCGGGCCTGGGATGTTCATCAGTCGCGGCTTGGTTGGCCTCAACAACCCACTGGCCGAGGGCGCATTCGGAATGTCCAGCACACACGTGCTGAGCAACGCAAACGCAATCGCGCGCATCCTCGCATTTGTTGACCTGCAGATCCTGTTTGGCACCACCGGCCACCTGTTCACGCACGCGGTTCTGGCAGCCGGAAATGCGTCTACATCAGTTGACCTAAGTGCTGACGTTTTCGAGCCGGTATGCGCAGGCATCAAGGCCCGCATCGACGCCGGTCTGCTGGAGGCGATCCCGGCACGGCAGCACATTCAAGAGGGTGCTGTTGCCTCGCGCGCTTTCCAACTCGCGCTGCCGAGTCGTCATCAGGTCTACCCGGGGGCATCGCCATACGACCTCATCAACGTCGGCTACTCGCCGTGCCGGATGCTCATCAGCGGCGGCACCGTGTCGTCAATCACGTACAGCCGTGACGGCGCAACATTCGATGCCACCGGACTGACCGCCGGCCAGTTCGAGCTGTCACCCGGGGACCGTCTGCGCATCACGTACACCGTGGCGCCGACCATCATGCAGTACAGCATCTGAGGATCGACATGAAATTCGCTGACCTGACTTTTGCTGAGCGCGGCTGCTGCGCGGCCCACAGCGCGGCCGTTGCGCAGCACGACAACGGCGCCCGCACCGACATCACCGACAACGGTAACGGCACCTACACAGTGTGCACCTGGGTCGGACAAACGCTGCAGATCGGCGCCCAGGTGCTGTTGGATCAAGCGGCCGTCGAGGCGCGGCTGGTGTCGGACGCGGCGCTGAGCGTCTAGGCGCCCGGCCCCAGCGATTTTCCAAGCCCCTGCCGGTGAACACAGCCAAAGCCGACCCGGCGACCTACGCCCGGGTGTTTGAGGGGCACCACGAGGGCGCCCTGGTGCTCGAAGACCTGATCGCGCGCTTCGGTGGCGCGCTGTTCGTCAAGGGCGGCGAGGAGGGGCGGCGCGAGACGGACTACCGGCTGGGCCGGCGCGCGGTGCTCGACTTCATCCTCGGCCAGATCAACCGGGCCAACGGCGCCGACCCGCCCGACGAAGACGATCCCCAACCGGCCGCGTGATGCGGCCTTTTTTCACCTCGAAGGAGTGACCCTCATGAACTGGAGTAACCATCATGTTTTCATGGCTGCAGCGGACGATGGCGGCTCGGGCGGCGGCGCGGCAGGCGCGGGAGAAGGAGGCGCAGCGGCTGGCGCTGGCGCTGGTGCGGCAGGCGCAGGCGGCGGGGACGGTGCGGCAGCTGGCGCTGGTGCAGGCGCTGGTGCCGGGACTGCCCTGTCTGCCGGCGCGGCTGCGGGCGGTGGTCAGGGCGGCGGTGGCGCAGCGGCTGGTGCAGCTGCCGGCGCCGGTGGTGCCGAACCCGGCATCCCGGACAAGTTCGTCGTCAAAGACGCGGCGGGGCAAATCGACCACGCGGCGACGGCGCTGAAGCTGGCGCGCGAGGGCTATCTGCCGCTCGAGAAGCGCCTGGGCAGCGGCGACGCGCCGCCGCAGTCGATCGACGGCTACAAGGTCAACGTGCCCGAGGCCTTCAAGGAGACGGTCAAGTCCGAAGACTTGGCCAAGACGCCCGGCGTGCAGGCGCTGCTGAAGGATCTGCACGGGGCCGGCGCGTCGCAGAAGGTGGTCGACGCCGCGATCTCGGCGTTCATGCGCGAGGGCCAGGCGCTGCGCGCGGCCATGCCGGCGATGGACGCGGCCAACTGCGAAGCTGAGCTGCGCCAGGGCGAGGGCTGGAAGACCGACGAGCAGTACAAGCAGCAGGTCAGCACCGCCTTCACCGCCGGCAAGGCGATCTTCGGCAAGGACTTCGACGGCATCGTCAAGGACTACGGCAACGACCCGCGGCTGATCCGCGGTCTGGCCTCGATCGGCAAGGAAATGCAGGAGGACATGCCCGCATCGCCCGAGGCGCAGGCCCAGATCCAGGAGAACCTGGACCAGCTCATGGCCTCGAAGTCGTACCTCAACGCCAACGACCCGCAGCACGCCGCGACGATGGCGAAGGTGTCGGCCCTGACCGCCAAGCTCGCCGGCCAGCGCCCCGTGCAGGGCGGCCGCACGCACAGCTTCAAGACCGCCTGAAGCATCGGGCTGGATTCCGCCAGCCCACCCGCACGACCATGGCGCCCATGCCGGCCCGCCGTGGCGTGCGGACAACCGGTTTCGATAGCCCGCCTGGGCGCGCACGGAAGCCGGTGCAGCCCCGCGTAGCGAAGGCCCCGCAAGGGACAACCTGACAGGCGAACCACCGTTCAACTCTCAGGAGCTACAGATGAGCTTCACCATCACCGAGAACATGGTGATGCAGTTCTCGAACAACTTTCGAGTGCTGTATCAGCAGCACCAGGCGCGCCTGCGCCCGTGGTGCCAAATCGAGGCCGGCATCGTCGGTCAGTCCAAGTCGGTCGAGCGCATGGGCCGGGCCGAGGCCTACGACATCACGTCGCGCCACTCCGACACCAAGTTCGTCGAGGTGCCGCATTCGCGGCGCTGGATCGATCTGGTCGACAAGGGCTGGGCCGAGCTGATCGACAAGCTCGACAAGGTGCGCCTGCTGGCCGACCCGACCAACGGCTACGCCAAGCTCGCCATGGCCGCGCTGAACCGCCAGATCGACGACGCGATCCTGAACGCCGCGCGCGGCAACGCCCGCACGAACGTCGGCCTGTCGGTCCTGCCCTCGACTCAGAAGATCGCGGTCGGCGGCTCCAACCTCACGCTGGCGAAGCTGCTGACGGCGAAGGAAATCCTCGACTCGAACGAGGTGGACGACGACGCCAGCATGGCGATGGACGGCCAGTCGCCGAACGAGCAGACCGCCCGCGTCATCGTGGTCAACGCGAAGATGCTGACCAACCTGTACGGCACCACCGAGATCAAGTCGGTCGACTACAACTCGGTGAAGGCGCTGGCCCAGGGTCAGATCGACACGTTCCTCGGCTTCAAGTTCGTGCGCTCCGAGCGCGTGGCCAAGGACGGGACCGCCACTACGGGCTACGCCGTGGCCTGGTCGCGCAGCTGCGTCGCGCTGGGCATCGGCCAGGAGATCAACACCTCGGTCGACAAGCGCCCGGACAAGAACAACGCCTGGCAGGTCTTCGCGGACATGTCGATCGGCGCCACCCGGCTCGAGGACGAAGGCGTCGTCGAGATCGCCTGCGCCTAACCCAAGGAGCTGAACATGCCGAACTACTACTCCGACACCCTGTCGGTCATCAACAGCCCGTCCAGCGGTCTGGCGCCGGCCACGCGCGTGCGCTCCGACAAGCTCGGCGGCCGCCTGCGCTTCATGGAAGCGCAGTACGTCGTGGGCGCCGGCACGCTGCTGGTCGCGGACCGGATCTACTGGGGCAAGCTGCCGCTGCGCGCGCGCCTCGTGGGCCACCTGTCGCGCCTGATCTGGAACGCGGGCGCCGCGTCGAGCACGCTCACGCTGGGCGACAACGTGAACACCGCGCGCTACCTCGCGGCCACGTCGGTCACCGCCGCGGGCAACGCCACGCCGACGGCCTCCGACAACACGTGCACCGGCTCGGCCACCACGGTCGCCGGCTCGAACGTGATCCAGCCGACGAACAACTTCGGTTCGTTCCAGGTGGGCAACCTGATCACCGGCACGGGCATCGTGGCGAACACCGTGATCACGGCGATCAATGGCTACGGCCCCGGCATGCTGGTGGTGCTGTCGAACGCGGCTTCGACCTCGGCGACCAACACCATGACCATGACCGGCGACGGCTACCAGACGACCGACGACAGCGCCGCGGTCGCCAACGGCTACGCCAGCTCGACCGACGACTCGACGCTGCTGTCGGTGGTGGCCGGCGCCGCGCTGCCGGCCGGCCAGGTCGTCACGCTGAAGGGCGTGTACGTGCAGGACTGATCGTGCGTCGCGCCCACCCCGGGCGTGTGCAGTGGATCGGGGGGCCGTCGTGCCCCCCGTTGTTGTTTCTGGAGGACAGACGCGATGGCAGCGACCGAAGTCAGCATCTGCTCAAACGCGCTGCTCATGCTGGGCGGCCAGCCGATCAACGACCTCAGCGAGAACAGCGATCGGGCCCGGCTGGCGTCGAATCTGTGGCCTGCGGTGCGCAACTACGTGCTGCGCCGGCACCCGTGGAACTGCGCGGTCAAGCGCGTGGCGCTGGCGCCCGACCTGACGCCGCCGGCGTTCGACTGGGCGTTCCAGTTCACGCTGCCGCCAGACTTCATGCGCGTGCTGGCGGTGGGCGAGGCCGGTGCCGAGGCCGACTTCAAAATTGAGAGCGGCAAGTTGCTGTGCGACGAGAACCCGGCGCTGCTGCGGTACGTGTGGCGCAACGAGAACCCGGGCACCTGGGACGACATGCTCGTGTGGGCAATGACCGTCTCGATGAAGGCGGTGATGGCGTACCCCATCACGCAGTCCGCGTCGCTCGAGCAGGTGGTCGAGGACGCGCTGAAGGACGTGCTGCGGCAGGCGCGGGCCGTGGACGGGCAGGACGAGCCGCCTGAGACCGTGGGTGACTCGCCGCTGCTGGCGGCGCGCCGCGGTGGCGCCGGCAACATCTGGCGCCGGGGCTGAGCATGCCGCGCGTCAGTCTGCAGCAGACCAACTTCACCGCGGGCGAGATCAGCCCGCGCCTGGTCGGGCGCACCGACATCGACCGGTACGCCAACGCGGCGCGCAGTCTGGTCAACGCCTACCCGGTGATCCACGGCGGGGCCAAGCGCCGCGGCGGCACGCGGTACATCGCGTCGACGAAGCTGAGCGGCTCGAAGAAGGCCCGCCTCGTCCCGTTCGTGTTCAGCCGGGACTTCGCGTACATGCTGGAGTTCGGCGACCTGTACCTGCGCGTGTGGCCAGCCGGCGGCGGCGCGCTGATCAGCGAGCTGGTCACGAACTACACCGAGGCCATGCTCCCCGACATCGACTACGCCCAGGGCGCGGACACGATGTTCCTGGCGCACCCCACGGTGCCGATTCAGCGCCTGCGGAGGTTCAGCCCGACCGCGTTCGACCTGTCGGCCGCGCCGTTCACCACGACGCCGTTCGACGAGCAGGGCCACGCGCTGGCAGCGGCGCTCACGCTGTCGGCCGCCACGGTGGGCGCCGGGCGCACGGCGACGGCCGCCGCGGGGGTGTTCCTGCCCAGCGACGTGGGCCGGCAGCTGGTCAGCGGCTCGGGCCTGGCCGTGGTCACTGGGTACACGTCGGCCACGGTGCTGACCGTGGACATCTCGATCGCGTTCGCGGGCGTGGCGCTGGCGTCAGGCGCGTGGAGCTTGGACTCGTCGCCGCAGGGCATCGTGAAGCCGTCGGCGAAGGACCCCGTGGCTTCGAGCATCGACCTGACCGGTGCGCTGTCGCGCGCGGCCGACATCACGCTCTCGGCCAAGACCGGCGCCATCACTGTCACCGCCTCGGCCGGCGTGTTCGCGGCTGGCGACGTGGGCAATACGATGTATGCCGACAGCGGCGTGGCGGCGATAACCGCCTTCACCAGCGCGACCCAGGTCAGCGCCACCACGAGCTCGGACTTCGCATCGACGAGCTACGCGCGCGGGGGCTACGGCATCACCGACAGCGTGTGGCGAGCCGAGGACGTGGGCAAGTTCGTGCGCATCAACGGCGGCCTGTGCAAGATCACGTCCTTCACCTCGGCCAGCGTGGTCAAGGCCACCATCCTGACGGCGCTCACTGGCACCGTGGCGTCGCCGCCGCTGGCCTGGTCGCTTGAGTCGTCGGTGTGGTCCGCGCTCAACGGCTACCCCCGCACGCTCACCTTGCACGAGCAGCGCCTGGTGGCCGCCGGCTCGAACCGCTTCTCGCAAACCATCTGGGGCAGTCGAACCGGCGAGTACCTGGATTTCACCAAAGGCACGGCCGACGACGACGGCTACTCGTTCACCATCGCCGCCGACGAGATCAACCCGATCAGCTACCTGGCGTCGCTGCGCAACCTGGTGGTGCACACCTATGGCGGCGAGTTCTCGCTGCAGGGCGGCGTCGAGAAGCCGATCACGCCGACGAACGTGCGCATCCGTCCCGAGTCTTCGCATGGGTCCAGGGGTGTGCGCCCGGTCACCGTGGGCAAGGAGTCGGTGTTCGTGCAGCGCGCGGGCCGCAAGGTGCGCGCTATGGGCTACCGGTACGACTTCGACGGCTACGCGGCGCCCGACCTGACGGTCATTGCCGAGCACATCACCGAGGGCGGCGGCGTGACTGCCATGGCCTACCAGCAGGAGCCCGACCTGCTGCTGTGGGCGGTGCGTGGCGACGGGGCGCTGCTGAGCTGCACCTTCGACCGCGACCAGTCGGTGATCGGCTGGGCGAACCACTACACCGAAGGCGCGTTCGAGTCGGTGGCCACCATCCCAAACGGCGACCGCGAGGAGACCTGGGTGATCGCGCGGCGCACGGTGAACGGCGCGACGGTGCGCTACATCGAGATCCTGGACGAGGTGTTCCAGCCGATGCTGCCTGGTGCCGCGTACAGCGGCTACCCGCCGGCGCCGGCCATCGTCACCTACGGCTACACCGTGGATTGCGGCGTGTCGTTCGACAACGCGGCCGGGCAGACCGTCTTCGCCGTGCCTCACCTGATCGGCAAGACCGTCGACATCGTGGCCGACGGCGCCGTGCAGACCCAGCAGACGGTCGATGGCTCGGGCAACGTCACGCTGCCGCGCGCCAGCTACCGCACGCTGATCGGCCTGCACTTCCGCAGCGAGATCGGCCTGCTCACCCCGGAGGTGGGAACCGGCACCGGCACGGCCCAGGGCAACAGCATGCGCACCAGCGAGATCACGCTGCGCTTCCTGAACACCATCGGGGCCCAGGTCTACGACGGCGAGGGCAACGAGCAGGACGTGCCGTTCCGCCGCTTCGGGCCCGCGGTGCTCGACAAGGCGCCGCAGCCCTTCACCGGCAACGTGCGCATCGAGACGCTGGGCTGGGAGCGCGGCCGCTCGGATCTCACCATCGTGCAAGACCAGCCGCTGCCGATGCACCTGCTGGCCGC